CTCAACTGTTATGCGCTTGTCGCTCTTGAGCAGGTGCTTGAAGACCTTATTCGTTCGGATCCGTGTCAATGACCTCTACCTCAAATTGCTTGCTCGTTGAGATGTCCAACTCGGTGCGCTCAACGTAGCCCCGCTTCTTGGCTTTGGTCTTCAAAAAGAAGATGGTGGCCGTACTGTTGCCCTCCTTGATCTGCTTGTGCAGTTGGCTTTCCACGAAGTCAATGGTCATGTCTGCAATTGAATCCACCCGCTGCCGATAGTCCTCATCATGTTTGTACCATTCGTAGTGAGTGTTCCTGGCAATGCCGACCTGCTTGCAGGCGGTTGTCACAATTCCGAGGGATTTTTCAAGTGCCTCGACCATTGCCGTTTTTTGTATGTCCTTATTCGTCATCGCTTCAGTTTTACATTGAACCCGTTTGAGATCAATTCGTTGTACACTTCCTCCCGTTGCTCCATCGTTTCTAGGAGGATTTCAATTCGGTACGATTCCTTCTTTTCTTCTATCTCGCCTCCTGGTAAGTCAAGACCCCAGTTCTCCAAGTCAACCTCGTCCCATTCGTTCGCAAGCACGTCCCAATCCCATTCACCAAAGCCAACGTTGTCCTTGATGATGAACTCCTGCTGCTGGGAGTGGGTGAGGTTTTCTGCTACTATGATGGGAACTTCCACCAATCCAGCCGCCTGGCACGCTTTAAGGCGCATATTTCCACCAAGCACTACCATGTGAATGTCTACCACGATAGGACGCAGCTCTAGCATTTGAGGAAATTCCTTGATGCTTTGGACTAGCTTCTTGAATTTATCATCCTTGATAAATCGGGGGTTGGTCTTGTTTGGGATGACCTCGGAGATAGGAACGTATTTCATCTCAAGTAGTTATAGTAGCAAAGGTACTCATTGATCACCCGTGTTGTGCCGTTTTTGTATATAGCCTGGGCAAATAGACCATCCGCCTCGTATGCCATTTGGAATCGGCTCTTGCCGATGGTGCCAATCTTCATCATGAAGGAGGCGGTATCAATATTCCCTACCCGTGGCGTTTCGGTTGCGTTCAGTCGGGGTTGGCCATTACGATACACCTGCGCCCAGTTCACAAAGTCCTCGTTGCAATCCTTCACGGCTTGGTACCAATCGGGGTGGATGATGTTGTCATCGTCCAGGAAGTACACGTAGTCGTTGTGGCTTGCGCTGGTTTGCAGGTAGTCAATCGCCATGTTGCGTAGTGGGTGGCCAAACCATCCTCCTACGTTGGAACGAATTACGTTTATTCCTTTTGGGATCTTGCTCTTTGAGGTTGAGAAATCCAGCATCACCGTCCACTTGCACTCCGCTGGGATGCTCTCACGCAAAAAGCCCAGCATCTCTGGGCGTGAGCAGGGTGTTACAATATGAATCACTTTGCACGTACAAATTTTACGCACTCGTTGAATGCGTCATCGTTGATCTCTTCGCTCTGGAACTCCAAAATAAAGTTTCGCCCCTTCCTGCGGTACACCTCGTAGTGGTGAATCATGACCCCTGCCAGTTCCACGTTTATTCTCAAGATGTAGTGGCGGTTGATTACTGCATCAAGGGTGAACCCGTGATAGCTGGTGTTGGTGGATTTCATATAGATATTCTTTGGTTAATTTGGTTCCGAAGTCGGCCTCGTGGTGGCAAGGTCGGCACAATGCCATGAGGTTTTCTATTACGTCTCGGCTCTTGCTTCCACCCATTCCCCTGGGATTGATATGATGGATGTCCACGGCACGGCTTCCACACACCTCACACGGCACGAACTCCACGGGGCTGATGCCCATTGCCTGAAAGTATATTTTAGTGTGCTTCTTCATACCGCTCGCCAAGGTAAATCGCTCCCGTTATCTTTTCAATCTTGAGTTCTGTGACCTCTCTCAATCCGTAGCGGTCAATGAGTTGGTGAATCGCCTCTTGATCTACCCTCACACACGGCAACTGTTCCCACCGACTGCTGAACCACACCTTCTTGGTCTGGGCTTTCTTGGCTTTCTTGTAGGAGATCACCGCATCAATCATCCAGATTGCCTTGCTAGGTTCGCAGGGCATCAGTCAAAGTTCAGGTTGTTATCCGACATCAACTCACGCAGTTGTTCACGGCACGCATAGTATGCCTTCAATTCACCTTCCGAGGTTCCGTCTGGAGCGTACTTGGTTTTGCTGCGCAGCCATTGATCCATGTCCCATAGGACAGAGTGCATCTTTGCTGCGGAGTTGGCCAAGTCAAACTCAATCTGATCGTCTGGTAGATTATATTCGATTGTTGCTTTCATTCTGCATTGATATATTCAGATAGACGAAGAAACATATCTTTCCAGTATATCGCCTCTTGATTTGCCTTTCGCATTCTGATGTACATACCCGCCTCCACTTCGGTACCTGTCATCAAGATTTTATTGTATTCGTCTCGGACAAGACACACTCCATCCTCGGCTATCTCTGTATAATAATTGTGCGCTTTCACTTCTGATTGGTGTTAAAGGTTTCTTTGAATTGGTCGTATTTTGCTTTTGCTGCCTCGCCCCAATACATTTCACACTCGCCATCTTTAATTGGCGAAGTCACAAAAAATGATTGACGCATTCCAGCCATAGCCCTGAATCGGTAGCAGGTTCCCTTGATGTGGCAACCATCGCCTTTGCATTTGGTGATGTCAGTCATTGTGGTTGTCGTTGTATTCATCAATGAGTCCTTGAATCGCATTAATCGCTGATTCAGCTCGCTCCTCTGTGATTCTCATACGCTCCATCTCCTTTGCCTTTTCAATCCATTGCAGTTGCTCTTGAAGCAACGTGGGCGGGTCAAACAACTTATCAACCAACCACTCTACTGCTGATTTCTGTTTCATTTTAATTGTGGCGATTTCGCCATATTTAGAAATTACTGGCAATTTATAGTTGACCTACAATCGTGTAATTGTCCAGCTCGGGTTCCTCCACACCCAGGAAGAACTCCTTGTACAGTGCGATGGCAGCCTCCAGTTTCTCCTTTCCCGATTGCAAGAATTCGGGGGAGATGGTGTAGATGCCAATGTCCAACGATCCCTTGTCAATCGCAATGAAGATGAACTTGTCAATCGGCACTCCGAACAAGCGGGTGTAGATGTAGGCCTGCATGTCGTATCCGTATTTCTTCGCTGAATAAGGAAACGCATTCCGCAGATCGGTTGTTGTCTTCAAATCTGCAATGAACCCAGGTGAGTAGATGTCGGCTTTTGCTCGGAAGGGAAGCCCGTCAATGTAGCCAATCTCTGGAACCTCAAAGCTGCAGCCCTGGATGTAACCCAGCACCTGCTCATTCCGTAGCAAAGCATCTGCAATGCGCTGCGCTTCCTTCAATTCCTTGGCCGTGATTATTTTCCCACCTCTTGCTTTTGCCTCCTGCCAGGTCTTGGTGTTCTTTGACTGCACGTCTATCACCTCATAGTCACCCATGAGTTCGGGTTGCAATACCATGACGTGTGCAAGTTTACCCACAGTAAACGCATCCGAATCCTCCTGGCCGTACTTGGTCACGTAGTGGTAGGTCTTGGGGGATTGGAGCAGCAACTTGCATGCGCTGGACGATAGGGCGGAACGGCCTAGGTTTCCGTAGTAGAAATCGTCATCCATCATTTGTTCCAGGAGCGTCTCACGATCCCAGGTGGTTCCGTTCAGTAGTTTAATTACTTTCATTTTTGATTGGTTTTGAATAAAGGTATGCATTTTTTCGCTACGGCTTCAACCACATTCACAGTCACCGCATTTCCGCATTGCTTGTAGCGTTGTGTATTGCTTACAGGCTTAACCTCCCCATCGTAGTCGCCAAAGGCAGTATGGTTGTCGGGGAATCCTTGTAACCGCTCGCATTCAATGGGAGTCAATCGTCTGATCCTGTATCCATCAAATAGACCGATTCCGTTATGCTCTGGTTGTGTTAGAGCAGGAGACACGTCACGCAAGGTCTTGTTGTATAAGTCCATTGCCTTTACTTCTCCCTCATTGAATTCATTACGTCTGATAGTCTCGTTGACTTTCTCGTAGGTGTAGTTTGGTTGAACTACGGCTATTAATGCATCCTTCTCTACGAAACTCGTAATAGTATTACTTATAGGTTTATCACTTGGCGTTAGCCTTCTATCTTGAAAGCTTGAATAGTCTTTACCATCTTTTTGTCTATTTTCTTTACGATTACGCTTGCCTTCTTCGGTACGCTCCCATTTCATTGCTACTGGCTGAATCACCGCTTGATTGCAACTCGTTTCAAGCGTTTGTGCTTTCTGCTTACCTACACGCCCCCTGCGTGTTTCGCTATTAGGATTTGATAGGTTGATAGTATCACCGCTTGTTGCTTCTTCGTAGCCCGAACTTGTGGCTGACTTTACTTTTATAAGTTGCATTCCTGCGTGTCCTTCTTGACCTCTTGCAGTAAGGCATTTTGTAACGGCTTCTCCTGGGCGTTCT